GCAGTCTACGCGGTCGGGGGAATTATGCGGCCTTTTTTCTTTGTGTAACAATCTGATTTATAATTATTTTTTGTGTGTGCGTCCCTCAAAGTGACCACGTTTTTAAAATTCAGAATGCAAAAAAGCCCACGGTTATAACGTCGTGGGCTTTGATTTTTTTTGACTTCGTACATACCTGGTAGGGAAAGGGTGCCTTACGATCGCCACCTTCAGCAACCGAATGACCGGGGATTACTCCCCCTTCAGCAACCGAATGACCGGGGATTACTCCATTACTCCCCGGTCGCGGTTTCCTTACTGCTTACACTGTAAGAACGCCGCAAACTCCGCACCTCCTAATCTCATGTGCAGCTCGCATAACGAACCGCGTAACATCCAGATTATGAGTACCACCGCAATACAAATTGCGATGGTGGATAGCGATTTTTGCGACATGCGCTTTACTCCTTATCGGAGAGGCGCTAACCTATCACTTGCTTAAGGTTGTTCGGCTAGAGCCTCGGTTAAACAGAAATGTTTTCCGGGGCTTTCGTCTTTCTGGCCTTTGGCGAACCTCCGACCAGCGTCGAAGGCACCCGCGACTATTCTACTGATTTCCCGCCACCCCGCTACTTAAAACTAAAACCCGTCAAATTCGTCTGTTATTGTCATGGGTGATTCCTGTTGGTTTGTGTTTCGTCTTTCTGGTCGAGATCGAAGTTAAGCTGATTACGTCCGCGATGGCTTGAGGGGAAGTCTTCCCACGGAATGGATTTGTCTTCGGTCTTGTTTTTTCCTACTAGGCCGATGACGGACTGGAGGGTGTAGAAGCTGACGCCGCATTCCAGGTTATTACACTGGTAGTAAGTCCGTCTGATGGTTCTTTCCTTGTTTTCCATTCGGCTGGTGCGGGTTCTGGATGATGCGCCACATATCGGACAGGGAAACAAAGGCAGGCCCTCATACTGATAAGTCTGCCATTTATATTATTCCAGTTATTCCTTTTCTGCTATCCATTCAGGAATTTTTAATTCCATCTCAAGGTGTGTGGTGAAGCCGTTCTCGTCGATAGTGTGTTCCGCTTTGGCGATGATCCAGTCTTCGTTATCGATATCGGTTTTAAAGCCAGACACGGAGCCGTGCATTTCGGGGTAGAGATCTGCACGACCACGCGCCAGCGTAATGGAAAACTCCGCCGCGCCGCGCTGTAGCTGCTGCCATTTGGCGGCGGCGGCACGCTTTGCGGCTTCTTCGTTCTGGTAAGTCTTGCGCAGTACATAAACGTTACCGTCTGCGCCTTCCATGTAGTCGCCTTCGCGGCTGCTGCTTTTCTCTTTTTTTGACGTTACGGGCTTGCGGCGGCGTTTAACGCTGACTTTCTTTTTTTTGCCGAAGTTCAGATCCAGCCAGTACGCCTTTACGCCTGTATAGGCCTGCCTGTCTGAAATGCGAAAGCGGTGTCTGTCGCCGTGGCTGCGGGTCAGGGCGAAGGAAGGTAGCGCCCTGCCGTCTGCCGTGACGCCGCCACCCGGCAGAATGAATAACAGACTGCCGTTCTTGACCGTGGCGATAGCGCCCAGCATGTCGGCCATACGGGTAAGGAATGACATATCGCTTTCATCAGTCTGGTCGGCGTGGTCGATTTCGATATCCATCAGCATTTCGCTTATCTGCGCCTTCAGTCCGTAGCGGTGAGCGATGGCAGACACGACGCGCTCGACGGTCACATCATGCCAGGACACTTCACGCTTAACGTTGAATTCAGCGCGAAAATCGGCACTGCTGGCCGTGATATCAAGACGGTCTGGCGGGCCCTGGTGTGAGATCTCGTCAACGATATACAGCCCCTTGTAAATCAGGGCTTCACCTTTCCATCCCATCGATACGGCAAGCTTCGTGCCGCGCTTTGGGAGCTGCACTTCGCCGTCAGTATCGTCCACGCTGATAACAACCTGATCGGCTTCGAAGCCCCGGCTGATAACAACCTGATCGGCTTCGAAGCTTCGAAGCCCCGGTTATCGGTCATTGAAAGAGACATTACCCGCCTGTTGAGGTCGTCCAGTTCGTCCGGTTCGCCTTTGGTTTTCTCCAAAGTGATACTGAAATCAGGCACTTTCACCGCGTCATTCAGGGTGTCCATGTAGCTGTTAATTTTTAGTGTGATGGCGTCTGTGGGTGTCATGTGTTCTGTCCCTCCGTTGCCCGAAGGATCACACGTGCGCGCGGGAAGCCGTAACCCTTTTTTGTTGTCGCAGTACGGGAAGAACGCGGGTTTAGTGCTATGGCGGGGAAGATGGCGGATTATCACGGGGAACCTCAACAACCGCAACGGTGGAAAACATGAGTGAACAACGTTTTCACGGTGCGCGCATCAGGGAAAACACTGACCTGGTCACGGCCATTAATGACATTGATTCCAGTGTCATTGGGATTGTTGCCGTGGCTGATGATGCTGATGCGGGTACTTTCCCTTTGAATAAGCCCGTTTTGTTTAACCGGGTTAATGATGTGCTCGGCAAAACTGGTAAAACCGGCACGTTGTATAAATCCCTCAAGGCCATAGCCGATCAGGTCAGTACGAAAGTGATTGTTGTACGCGTCCCTGCTGCAAAGGAAGGCGACGGCGAGAAGACGCAATCACAGCTTGTGATTGGCGGAACGGAAGCGGACGGCAGTTATACGGGAATGTATGCGCTGCTGGTTGCCGAACAGGATGAGCACATCGGCTACCGTCCGCGCATTCTGGCCGCGCCCGATCTCGATACAAAAGAGGTGACGTCTTCCCTGTGCGTGATTGCTGAGAAGCTGCGGGCGTTTGTGTATGCCGGATGCAACGGTTGCGCCACGATGGCGGAGGCCATCGCGTACCGGGCTGATTTTGCCTACCGCGAACTGATGCTTATCTGGCCTGACTTTATCGCTTATAACCCTGAGTCCGGCCAGAATGAAGTTTTTCCGGCCCCGGCGTATGCGTGCGGCCTGCGGGCGCTGATTGATAACGAGCAGGGATGGCATAAGTCGCTGTCTAACGTGCCGGTGAAAAACGTGCTGGGGATTTCAAAACAAGTGTTCTGGTCGCTTCAGGCTGAGGATAGCGACGCTAACGCGCTTAACAACAAGGAGATCACCACGCTGATTAAGCGTAACGGTTTCCGGTTCTGGGGCGACCGCTCAACGGATACCAACGCCTATATCTTTGAGGTGTATACGCGTACCGCGCAAGTACTGGCTGACACTATCGCAGAAGCGCAATTTGAGGCGATAGACGAGCCGCTGACGCCAGTTAACGCTAAGGATGTACTGAGCGGCATACGGGCGAAACTGAGCGCGCTGGTGACGTCAGGGCGGCTTATCGGGGCGTCATGCTGGTATGACGTGGTGGATAACAGCACGACGGGGCTACGACAGGGACGCGTGCGTATTCGCTACAAATATACGCCGGTTCCGCCACTGGAAGATCTGACACTGTACCAGACGTTCACGGATGAATTTTTCGGGCCTGCATTTGCGTCTTTGGGAGGTGTGTAAATGTCTGTTCCACATAAAATCCAGTTTTTTACCTGTTTTATTGACGGGGAAAACGAGATCGGCAAAGTGACGTCGCTCACCCTGCCAAAAGTGACGCGCAAGACCGAAAACTATCGCGGCGGCGGCATGATGGGGTCAGTTGCGGTTGATCTTGGCCTTGATGATGGCGCGCTGGATGCCACCGCCGTTTTTGGCGGCTTTATGCCAGGCGTTATCAGGAAGTACGGCGGCGACATCGACGAGCTGAAGCTGCGCTTTGTGGGGTATCTGTACACCAGTGGCGACAGTCGCGTGTGTGAGATTGAGATGCGCGGGCGAATTACGGAAATCGATATGGGTGAGGTCAAACAGGGTGAGGATACCTCGCACACCTACGCCATCAAAAACACCTATTACAAGCTGTCTGTTGATGACCAGGAGCTTATCGAAATTGATAACCTGAATTTCATCTACAAAAAAGACGGCAAAAATATGATCCCCGATCGCGCCCGTTCTGCGCTGGGTATGAACTGATTAATTTAATGGCGGTGCTGTATGCCGCCCGGAGAAATGACAATGAAAAAAGAATCTGCTGAATATGGCGTTGACATCACCACTGAAGCCACTGCCCCGGTGAAGGGGGTTACGCTGGCCCAGCCGGTTGTGCGCGGGGATGAAACGATTACGTATGTTGAGATTGGTGACGCTATCAGGCAATCAGGCTCACTGCGCGGACTGTCGCTGTCAGACGTGCTCAATATGAAAACGGATACCCTGGTGACGCTGTTTGCGCGTGTGACGTCTCCACGCCTGAAGGAAAGCGAGATCAGATCGCTTGCGACGTCTGATTTTATCGCGCTGTCCACGGCCATCGTCCCTTTTTTGACGCCTACGGCCTCTGGAGTACCGAACGGGGCGGAGACGGACGACTAATCACGGTGGTTAAGTTTGACCGGATTGAAGATCTGGTTGCTGATATCGCCGTTGTTTTTAACTGGCCGCCTGCTGAAATCTTCATGATGAATCCGGGAGAAGTGGTGGCCTGGCGTGAGCGGGCGGCGCTCAGAAGTGGTGCCCGCGACAATGAAAAATCTTGATATCCGCGTTTCTTTCAGCGCGATCGATAAACTCACCCGTCCTGTAGAGACTGCCCGCCAGAGTGTGGGCGGTCTTGCTGATTCCCTCAAAAAAACCCGGACCGATATTAAAACGCTTGGCACGCAGTCCAGGGCGTTTTCCCGTCTGCGCGAGAACTTCACTAAAACGACTGAAAAAATTCAGAAGACGCAGCGCGAGCTTAACGGGCTGAGGCAGTCACAACAGGCGGGCAACGCCATGACTGACCAGCAGCGCGAACATATCGTACAACTGGCGGCAAAGCTTGACCGCCTGAATGAGGTGCGTACTCGCGAGAAAGAGAAGCTGCGGGAAGCCAGCCGCGAGATGGTGAAACACGGCATCACGCTTTCAGGCAGTGACCGGACTATTCAAAGCGCCATACGGCGTACTGAGCAGTACAACCAGACGCTGGAGCATGAGCGGCAGATGCTGGCGCGCGTGGCAAAGGCGCGGGCGCAATATGACCGTATGCAACAGGTCGCCGGAAGACTGCGCGGGGGCGGTGCTGTTGCGCTGGGGGCGGCTACCGCTGCCGGTTATGGTGCCGGGCGTTTTCTGGCGCCTGCTGTGAGTTTCGATCGGGAGGTCGCTCGCGTGGGGGCGCTTACCCGTCTGGATAAGTCCGATCCGCAGTTTGCTGCGCTGCGTGAACAGGCCAAAAAGTTGGGCGCGGAAACGCAATTCACCTCAAGGGATGCCGCCAGCGGTCAGGCGTTTCTGGCAATGGCCGGTTTTACCCCGCAGGCCATACAGGCTGCGTTGCCCGGCGTGCTGAATATGGCGCTGGCTGGCGGCATGGATTTAGGCGAAAGCGCTGATATTGGGTCAAATATTCTTTCGCAATTCCACCTCGATCCCAAAGAGATGGATCGGGTCAGTGACGTACTGACCGCCGCATTTACCCGCACCAACACCGATCTGACCAACATTGGCGAGGCGATGAAATATGCCGGTACGGGTATGGCCGGTCTTGGTGTCAGTGTGGAACAGACAACCGCCATGATTGGCGTGATGGCAAACGTGGGGCTGCGTGGCAGCATCGCCGGCACTGGACTGCAAACCACGTTTTCACGTCTGGCCGCGCCAACGGGTAAAGCCGCCAGTGCCCTGAAGGAGTTAGGGGTTAACGTTGCCGACGCAACCGGAAAAATGCGACCGGCTGAAGTGGTGCTGGCTGATATTTATAAAGCTGTCCATAAGTACGGCGACGTCGATCAACTGTCTTTCTTTAAAGATATTGCCGGGGAAGAAGCCGCCAAATCTTTCCAGGCGCTGGTTCAGTCTGCGGGCAGTGGTGAACTGCAAAAATTACTCGGGGAACTGAAGAAGGCGCAGGGGGAATCTGCGACGGTCGCCAGAAAGATGGCTGATAACCTCGACGGCGATTTAAAGAATCTGGATAGCGCGTGGGAAGGGTTCCGTATTCAGATTGAAGAGCTGGTTGACGGGCCATTACGTGGACTGGTTCAGGGGATTAGCGACGTTGTCGGCGCGATGACGGCATGGGCGCGGGAAAATCCCGGTCTGACGAAGGCGCTGTTGACTGTCGGCGGTAGTGCGCTGGCCGTTACCGCGATTACTGGCGGGCTGTCGCTGGCTATCGGGTTGTTGCTGGGGCCAGTGGCAAAACTGAAACTTGGCTTCGCGTTACTGACTGGTACTAAAGGGCTTGGGCGCGCCATTCCGCTCTTTACCCGGTTGCGGGCGGTTATTGGCGGCCCGATGGGGAGTGTTAAGGGTTGGTCTGCTGTCTTCTCGTCAGTGACGTCCGGGGCGGGAAGGTTGTCGGGAGTTCTTGGGCCACTGCGGGGGATGCTACTGTCTGTTTTCACTTCACCACGGGCGGCGGTTTTTTCTCTTCTTCGCGGGGTTGCCGGGCTTGCTCTGCGACTGTCCGGGCTTCCGACACTGTGGGGTGTGATTACCGGCGCCGTGTCCATGCTTGGCGGCGCGATTTCGCTGTTACTGAGTCCGATCGGGCTTATCGGGGCGGCATTCGTGGCTGCGGGTCTGCTCATCTGGCGCTTCTGGGAACCGATTAAAGCGTTTTTTACCGGGTTTTTTGCCGGGGTGTGGGAGGCGCTGACACCGCTGCGGGAAGCGTTTTCTGCGTTATTGCCGGTATTTGATGCGATTAGTAACGGGATCAAATCTGTCCGGGACTGGTTTACACGCCTGCTGGAACCGGCCACCACGTCAAAAGAGACTCTGGAAAAATGCACCAGTGCCGGAAAAACTTTCGGTAAGGTAGTAGGGAGTTTTATTCAGACGCTGGTTCTTGGCCCGATGACGTTGCTACTTGATTCGCTTGGCTGGGTACTTGAGAAGCTGGGGCTTATTCCTGACGGTATTGAGCGCGCCCGCCAGAAAGCGGAAGAACTAAAGCGCAACGAGCTGCTTGATGCCAAAGTTTCTCTTCTTGCGGGCGATCTGGCAAAAGTCGCACCGAAAAAAGCCGATACGGGAACCACAACGCCGCCCGGCACAGGCAAGCCGCTGATGCCCGATCAGGGCACGCTTCGCCGGTTGAACAATATCGCTGACAACACGAAGGCTACCGCCGATAACACGAAACGCATCGGCCCCGGCGATATTGTCTTTAAAAACCTGCCGCGTGCGCTGGCCGTTCGTGGCGCATGGCAGGAATCACGGCTTGCCGGTTCGACTGTCACCGTCGCCCCTGAGCTCGCCCCGGTGGTGGCTGCCGCCTCCCGTCCAGTTGTTGAGGCGATACGTCGTCCGGTTGGCGGGAACAGCGGGCGTACCGTTGCGGCGGCGGGGTTTGATGGTGAAATTCACGTTCACCTGCATAACGTGGTCACGCAGAACCCCCGCGAACTGGCGAGAATGGTTGGAGAAGCGGTGAAAGCTGAACTGAATAAATTAACCCGAACCGGGCGCGCCAGCTTCCTGGATAATGATTAAGTGAGGTGACGTTATGATGATGGTTTACGGTATGTTTGTTTTTGAGCTGAAGACGCTTCCACATCAACAGCTACAGCAACACAAGACCTGGCGGCACGTTAAAAACGAGCGCATTAACCGCTCTGCAAGCTGGCAGTACATCGGCGCGGGAGATGATCAGATCACGCTTTCCGGGGTGCTTTACCCGGAAATTACGGGCGGTGAGGTGTCGCTTTCTGTGCTGACCACGCAGGCCTACACGGGGCGACCGTGGCCCCTGATAGATGGTGTGGGGCAAATTTACGGCATGTATGTCATCACCGGGCTGCAAACGACACGATCGGAACTTGACCGCTACGGGAAGGCAAAAAAGATTGAGTTTTCGATAAGCTTTCAGCGATGCGATGAAGATATGCGGGAGCGGCTACAGTCCTCTTCTGTCAGTGATTTACTGAACGGCCTGAAGGATAAAGCCAGCGCGGCGTATGATTCAGTAAACGGCGCGATTTCCGGGTTGTTATAGTGGGCTGTCAGGCCCTGTTTCAGGCTGTCTGTTGGCGGCGGCGGTAGTTTCCCCTGCCGAATAACCGCACCGCCCAATACATGATCGTCCTTTTCCAGCGCGGTACGCCAAGCACCTTCATCCCGTCAAGGAATATCCGGTCAGCTTCCTGTTTCGTGCGTAGTGCGTTGTCGTACATCCAGTCGTGAATAATGGCCGCTTTGGCATATTTGCCGTCAGGCGGGAGAATTGTCCAGAAGATGCGCGGTACGCTGGCAAGGTCGGTGACAAAACCGGCCGGCACCTCAATAACATCGCTGTTATCGTCGCTCAGGTAAAACTCAAACGGTTCGTACACGCGCCACATGTAGTGCTCCAGCATCTCCAGAATCGCGGGGGTGGTGAATTTACTCATTGACTAAACCGGTCTGCATGTGAAAAGAATACTCCC